GACTCAGGTTTTAGGTAAGGATATTGTTTTAAAAGATTTTCGTTATGTTCTTTTTCAATTAATGCTCTCAATGCTTCAATCTTTTCCATTTTCTTTCTCCTTTCTCCCCTGGCCGATAGGGCAGCCAGTGGATTATTGCCTAATAAGTTGTTTTGCCAGTTGCTGATGATTGGCACCATAGACATCATCATTATTATAATCCCTGACAACTTGATCAATTATCTGTTGCGGGGTCCCAAAATAATCACGGCAAGATTGATCACTCCTGGTTATACCTGTGTCCCACTCATTATTATCCCATCCATCCGTTGTCCCCTCATCTCTGAGTAATATGAGGTCGTCGGCCAGTTGCGATCCATTATCATAGAGATGTGCGTACTTATCGGCATAGACCGCCAATGCTATACCTCCCCCATCATCCATTACAATTTTGATTTGTTTTTTACTTTTCATCTTCTTTCTCCTTTCTTTTGGGTTTTTTACCACTGACCCCCGGAGGGGTTTCGCTCTTTAGAGCTCTTCAGAGTGGATTATTTATTGATTTTTAATCCTTGTTTAAATGCATTTGTCCAAAGCTCTGAATTTTTCCGGAATGCATATGGGATGTGCATATGAGAAACATCATCATATACTAATCTTTCGGCCTTTAATGCCTTAATAGCTATCACTACTTTTCTGTTTGGATTCCAATATCCTTTGTCATTTTTAACAATAGTATTAAGGATCTTTACTGTTTGATCGGTTATTTCTGCGTGATTAGCAGATAAAGCATAGGATTTAAAAATTGAGTGGCCTTTTTCTCTATCGGTCTGACTTGTTATCTCTAAAATTTCGGTATCCGATCTTCTCCATTCTTTTGAATATTTATAATCATGAATAGAATAAAACCTAAAGGTTGGATGTGCATATTCTGGAACAAAACCATTGCCATTGCCCTTTAAATAATAGAATGTGAATCCTAATCCTGTTTTTTCTGTTTCATTTTCTTTAATTCTTTTTTTCATGGATATGTCTCCTTTCCCCCCGTCTGGCCGGTAGGTCAGCCATAAAAGTTTATAGTTTTGTGGTTTCAATCGCTGCCCTTACTTCTGCTGGGAGATGCATATCTCCGCCCATTGGATTGCTATCGATGTATCTTGCCTTTTCCCGCAGGGCAAAAAGTGCCGCCTCTTCTGGGGTTTTACCCGCAAATGCTCCAGAATACCCACCACCAAAACATCCCTTGACATCGGCATAATACGCATTAGCACGTGCAAAAACTATAATTATCGATGGCTGCTTTTGCATCTTCTATCACCTCCTCTTTTTTGGACTGTTTTACCTCCGCTGATGTTTTGCGGGCCTCCACGATGGAGATACACTTGATACCTTTCTCGTCCGCTCCCAACACATAATAATCTGGGGCCGAGTTCCGGGGTTTGCGAAAATCTTTTTGCCCTCTGGCATAGATGTCGCCCACCTCAATATTATCAAGGATCAATTCTCCTTCTCCACCATTGGAGGAATCCCCGATCCATTGCCCCCAAAGAAATTCTCCGCCTGGTTTAGCCGAGGTTATTGTCACCTTGGCAATCCAGGGCCTACCATATCGCCTCTCATTGTATGATCCCGTTTCTCTCGTGATTCTCATTTTCCTCCTCCTTTCTTTTGGGGTTAATTTCTATTAAATTTCCAACACATTTCTCCAAATTTCATAAAATATCTTTTAGCTTTCATTTTTTTGTCCTCCTGACTTAATAAAGGTTGCAGAGATCGTGCCAAACCCTAAAATATTTTATAGGCATTTTCCTCAATGATTTCAATAGGGTCATATTTTAATCACGGGGTCGAATTACAGAATTGGACGGTAATTTTTGAACAATTTTGTGGATAAGTGAAATAAATAATAGAAATTAAAAGGTTTTTTGAGCTTACAATTTTGTAAGTCTATTGTTCAAAAATGTTAGTAAAAATCGCCCTATCATTAAATATGGACCTCAAAAAAAGACTTGACAAAGCTAAAAAGATTTTTTAGAATGGGGATATGGGTAAAAGGATGATAAAAGAAAATAACCGGAAACAGAGACCCCTCGTAGCTCAAATGGTTTCATCCACCATACCCAGGCTACAGGGGTTTTTGTTTTCCGGTGAAGGGAGATTATGACACGGGAGCGCAGAAGTTTATGGGGATCGATTAGTACAAGTCGCAAGGTAAATTCGGTTTCTTTAGGGGCAGCCTTACTCTATACCTGGGCCATCCCACATTTCGATGATGAGGGTTTTTTGGATGGGGAGGAGGAACAAATAAGGGCTAAAATTGTGCCCCTCCGCCCAGAATATAGGGGAGCGACCTTAAAAAAGTACATACTTGAGCTCGAAAAAGTGGGACTCTGGCATTTTTTTAGGGGTGATTCCCGCATCATTATATATGATCCCGCTTTCGATACTCATCAAATTTTTCATGGGTTCAAAAAAATTCCATCAAAATTAAGGGCTTATATTTGGCAACATAACCCCGAGTGGTTATGTGTATCACCCAATCGGGTTAATGGCATCACCCCACTTGGAACAAGGGGAAGAAATGCATCAAGGGAAGTGAAGGAAAGTGAAGTGAAGAGAAGTGAAGAAGAGATAATTTTTATCTCTCCCATCGAAAGAAAGAAAAAAGAAAAAGAAGAGATTGAGAAAAAAATAGCTGAATATAAAGAAAAAGAACTCCAGCTCCAAACTAAATAATATGGAGGCCAAAATGGTAGTACCTGAACATGCACTCGAAGGAACGAAAGAAATTGCTGAATATCTCTGCCTAAGTCCATCTACTGTCGCATGTCATTATCTCCCCAGGATGAAAAAAGCCGGTATTATTTTTAGTCGGTTAAGAGGTCAAATACCGCATAGACAAAAAAAAATATACACCTTCCCCTCGCTCATCCTAAAGTTCCTCCAAATGGAAAAAAAAATATAATCCTAATTATTTAACTCTAACGACATACATCTATTGATATTTTATAACCTATTGACATTATTGATAAATTATGTATTAATAGCAACTAATGGCCGACAAAACACTGGCAGATAAAATTTCCGAATCTCTTCTCTCTCCAGTTATTCAAGCCCTCGATGGCGAGGGTATTACCCTTCCCTTCCTCTCTAAACAACTTCACAAAGAACTAAAAGCTAAAGAAATTAAGGCATTTAACGATAAGGGCACGATTATATATTCCAAAGGTGTTCCTGCCCTGGACATTCAGCAGCGTGCCAGGATCGACGCACACAAGCTCAGAGGTGATTACCCGGCCGAGGAGCACCGGATCACTGGGGAGATGGTTAATACACGATCCCCAGAGGAGATTGAGGAACTAAGGTCTATCGCCCAAGGTTTGGCGAAGGCGATCCGCAAGAAGGGCAAATGAGACATTCTGCCGTTCTATATCCATTTTCTGTAAGTGGTTATTGTCAAGGGCTGGCGGGTAATGCGATTGTGGATAACTAAGGAATTGAGGATTGACAAGGGCTGGCTGGTCGTTTGTAGTTAACATACTATCAGTTATCAGACGTTTCAATGGGTGGGTGATGGGCATGATCAAGGTCAAGACGTGGACAACCAGGCGACCAGATGAGCGATCACCGGCAGGATAAGCATTCTTTTTTAGAGGCATGGGGGGAGGCTGGAGCGATCCACCCCGATCAATCAATCCCCCTTCCTCTCTGTGTTAATGATTTTTTGATGTTTTTCAAATTGGGCATTTAAGGCCATCAATTTTTATGAAACTTACCATTTTGAAAATTCTTTATTTAATCTATTTAGTTTTAAAAATCAATATCTTAATCCTTTTTTATAGGATATGGGGTAGGTATCTGACTATTAGTAGGGGGGTTAAGTCTTGGTGAGCGGGCGATGTTCACGTAAACGCAATAGGTAAAAGGAGGAGAGTATGAGTGGAGAGGGGTTTTGTTACAAATGTAGAGAGGATTTAAAAAATGGAAGATCTCTTATTTTTCCTTCCCCTCATTGTCATCATGAGCCGAAGGAGAAATTATCTGTTGATGAAATTATAGAAGGAGGATTAGAAAAAAGCATTAAAATTTTAAAGACTGCATTAGAAAATATTGGTTTAAAGGAGAAGTCCAAGTGTTGGTGTGAGAGAGAACATAGACCATTCGGTCAATTTGTTACTCTAAATGGTCCCTTAAATTCAGTTGAGATTATTTTCTGTCCCCAATGTGGAAGGAAGTTATGATGCCACCTGAGAATTTTTGTATTTTAGTTAGTCTTTTTGCGATTATAATGGGTTTGTTATGTGCGGTCGGAGGTAGGTTTTAAGAATGGTTGATCAAACACCCGAAGTAACCAATGGGGATTTATGTTCGGTAGATCCTTGGTATTGGGCGTGGTTTAACAAGATAAGGCTTCATTCAGAGGAGTTTACGGAGAAGACGAGAGAATACCAGATTGGAGTAATGCAATCTCATTGCACGAAGAGGGTTTATAAAAAGGCGACCTCTTTAGGGTTTACTGAATCTGAAGTTCTTAGGACATTACATGGAATGATTTACGGTCATTATCCGAAGGGCGTTTTATATCTTTTCCCAACGGGAGATGATGTTTCTGATTTTTCTAAGACTCGGTTCAATCCTCTTATTAGGGAGAATCAAAGAGTGATTGGTCAATATGTTCAGAATACAAATTCAACAGAAGTCAAACAAATAGGGAAGGCGATTCTTTATCTTCGTGGTGCGAGGGCGACACAAAAGGTTGAGAATGAGAAGAAGGAATCTTCTAAGTTGAGATCCATTCCGGTTGATAAGGTAGTTTTTGATGAAGTAGATTTAATGGATCCGGCCATGATTTACTTAGCCCTCCAGCGTATGGGGGATTCAAAAATCAAAGAGGAGGTTTATATTTCAACTCCTACCATTCCTGATTTTGGGATAGACAAACTCTACAATGAATCCGATCAGCAGTGGTGGATTATTAAGTGTCCGGCTTGTAACAAAGATTGTTGTCTTGAAATGGATTTTCCTCATAGTGTTCAATTCAAAAATGGCAAGGCATATCGGGCTTGTGTGAAATGTGGACATGAATTAAATCCTTCAGACGGAGAATGGGTGGCACAATTTTCAGGAAAGGAATTTGAGGGAAAATGGATTTCAAGGTTAAATTCTTTAAGAAACGATCCTGGGGAAATCCTCCGTCAATTTGAAAATCCTCCCGATGGAAATATTGCCGAGGTTTATAACTCCATTCTTGGAATGGCCTATATTGCTGCCGAGAATAGGCTTTCGATAAACGATGTCTTGGCCTGTTGTGGTCCTGATATTTTATCTTCAAGAGATCAGGGGCCTTGTGGGATGGGGGTTGATGTTGGTAAAACCCTTCATGTAGTTATTGGGAAAAAGCCATATGGAACTGGTAAGAAGAAAATAGTCTGGATGGGAGAAGTCAAGGAATTTGAGGATTTGGTTGAGTTGGCGAGAAGATATGGCGTTACTCAGGGTGCAATTGATTATGAACCGGAAACAAGGAAAGCGAGGGAATGGCAGAAGGATGCCGGATTCCCAGTTTATCTATGTGATGAGATGGATAAAGTCAGGGAAGGTCAAAGGACCGATGAGGGGGTCCAGGTAACTAAAATAGCAAGGACTGAACTATGCGATATGACCAACCATGCGATCAAAAAAAGAGAGTATATCCTTCCCAGAAAATGTCCTCAAGTTGATGAGTATGCGAAGCAGTTGAGCAACATGGCTAAGATCCTTGAAGAAGATGAAAAAAGGGGAACGAAGACTTATCGGTATCGGAAGTTGGGGACAGATCATTTTTATCATGCCACTAACTTTTTTGATATAGCGGTAAGGTTTTTACCGGAAGCATTTGACGATCCGATCCGGGATATGGCGAGACAGTTTTCTTCGATGAGAGATAAGCCATATAATCCGTTAACCTTTGGATTGAGTTAGGAGATTCTTATGGCATCAATATTCAGTAAACCCAAAATGCCGGAACCAATAATGGCGCCTCCTCCTCCTTCTACTTCGGATGATAGAGCAGCCCAAGAAGCTGCTGCAAGAGAGGCGGAACGGATAAGAAAAAGAAAAGGAATGGCAAGCACAATAAAAACGGGGCCGGAAGGATTGACCGAAGCACCAACGGTTTTAAAGGAAAAACTTGGATAATCTTCAAACAGACCGGGAAAAAGCAAAGGAGATAACGGATCATCTGGCCATCCTAAGGCTTATACGACAGCCTTATGAAGCCCAGATCGACGAAGTAATTAAGTACGTCAATCACAGCCGAAGAAAAATCATCGATAAAGACATAAACAAGGGATTGAAAACTGGAATCGATGTTTATGATGGGACGGCGATTAGCGCCGCCAATATCTTGACCGATGGTCTTTGTGGATATACGGCCACTCCTTCTCTTATTTGGTACAAATATACATTGCCTGGCAAATTAAATTTTCCCCGAACATCTGGGATGAGGGGATGGTCTGGGAAAAGGATGGATGAATATCCAGAGGTAAGAGAATGGTTAACCGATTGTGAGGATGTTACGTGGTCTGCTTTTCTGAGATCAAACTTTTATGATGTCATTCCTGAATTTATTAAGGACGGAGTTTCTATTGGAACGTCCACGATGTTAATTGAGGAAGATTTAAAAAAAGATCGGATAGTTTTTACTTGCCCTCATTTCAGGGAAGGTTATTTTGCCGAAGATAGGTATGGAGTCGTTGATACTTATTTTAGGGTTTATAAAATTTCTCTACGAGACCTCATTGATAAATTCACGATAGAGAGAATGTCAAAAATATTCTTGGACCTTACAAATATGCTTAAAAGAAATCCCTTTGAAGAAAGGGAGGTTCTCCATGCGACATTTCCAAGACGAGATATTAGTCCATACAGGATTGATAATAAAAATATGCCCGTTGCCTCTTATTGGATTATAATGGATAAGCAAAATGAAATTTTAGGGGAGGATGGTTATGAAGAACTCCCTTCCGTAACGTGGAGATGGAGAAAAAATAATGACGAGATTTGTGGGCGCTCTCCATCGTGGGATGCTTATATTGAAATTATGAAAGGGAATCAGCAGGGAAAAACTAACTTAATCGCCGGACATAAAGCCGTTGATGGACCGATGGTTGCTGTCGAGTCGATGAGGGGAAAAATCTTTAAAGAAGCTGGAGCCACCACATTCGTTCAAAATATGGAAAGAGAAAAGCCCGAACCTCTTTTGACAAATATGCAACTTCCCTATGGGATAGACCAGCAGGACAGGACAGACAAAATTATCAGAGAATTTTTTTATGTAGATTTCTTTCTTATGCTGAATAGAGCGGCGTTTGAGAAAGTAGAATTGACGGCAACCCAGACGATAGGAATGCAGGCAGAGCAGGCTACCGTATTGAGCATAAGAACCGGTAGGCTTGGAAGTGAAGCATATAACCCGACACACGACCGAGTATTTGCGATTGAAGATCGAAATAGAAGGATCCCTATGCCACCCGATTTGCTTCAAGAGCAAATTTTACTTTTGTCAAGAAAAGGTAGAAAAACAAAAATAGAAATAGATTATGTAGGTCCACTTGCTCAAGTTCAAAAAAGGCTTGTTAAATATCAGGCAATCAGGGCTGGCCTTGAATTTCTTGGTTCAATGCAGCAGATCGCTCCCGAATCGATGGATGAAGTTAATATAAGTCAAATAATCAGGGAAGGGCTTGATTCTATTTCTTTCCCCGCTAATTGTCTAAATAGTGATGAACAGAGAGATAAGATTAGGCAAGTAAGACAACAAAAAAGAGAAATGGAAGAGAGTATTCAGGCCGCAGGGGAAATCGGGAAGGTTGTTCAAAGAACGAGCAAAGAAGTTCAACCCGGAAGTCCAATGGAAATGATTATGGGTGGTGGTGGAGGAGTTAAGGAATAATGGCTGAATTTGATTTAGGAGAAAAGAATCCCAGGGAAGGAATCCAAGATAAATATCGTGCATTATTTGATTCTCCTATTGGACGTGAAGTTCTTCGGGATATTCTCCAAAATTGTGAATTTGGTTCAATCCTTCATCCAGAAAATTACATTAAATTTATGTGGCATAATATAGCGGTTACAATTTTAAAAGAATGTGGGATGATAGGGCCTGATCTTATGGATCAGGTAGTCAACGGTTTTTGTAATGTGATACCAACAAAACAAAAGGAGGTAGAGAGATGAAGAAGTGGATTTTGAGTGCAATTTCAATTTTGTTAGTGGTTGGGATGTCATGTTTCTCCGTATTTGGGGCAACCGATTACGATCCATCCCAAAACCATGCCGGAAGCGTTGGAAAAGAGGGACACTATTGGGCATTAGGAGGATTCGATAAAGTCCAGATGCCCGAAATAAGCGCCCCATCGGGCAATCCTCCAGCCGATACTGGATGGTTGTATGTCTTGGATGGGGGAGGATCGGTACAGACCCTAAATTTCAAGGATAGGGCAGGGACAATAACAAACCTGTTGTCAGCCGGTTCTACAAAATTAGATGATGTTGGAGACCCCGACGCTAATTGCTCCATCACACTAGGTACTTATACTAATGTGTTTACGGGAGCAGCCACGGCAGCAAACCAGAATCAATTTCTCAATACTGGGAATATGGGAGATTATGCCATCGTCTATATCCAACAGTTGACCGGCACCCCCACGGATGGGAAATTACTCTATGCTACAACGGCGAGCGAGAAGGTAGATGGAATTCACATTTACAACTCGGATCCAGATATTGGAAGCACAAGCGTATTATTGAGGCTCGACTTCGCAGATGATGATGACACGGATGGATATTTTATAGTGGCGAGGGATAATGCCTCCGCCGACACAGAATTTTCCGTTGATATGGTGGGAAATATCATCGGAACCCAGATCACCGTTGCCAGCACAGTCCTCGATGTAAATAGCCTTGATTTTGTGGGTGCGGGAGCTGTTACCACGGGGGCAAGTTCGGCTTTAACTCTAAATATTGCTAATGGAGATGCCGCAGGTGAGGACCTTATTATCACAGCCAACAATATTTCATTGCTTGCAACTGGGGCACTCACCATAAGTCCTGATGCAGCATTGACCACGGCTATAATCCTCACCGATACCGATCTTACCAATGCTCTTAGTGTTGGTGATAATAACATCATCGGGACGACTGGTGGGTTCACTTACACCGCTTGGAGCATAGACGCAAGCGGAAATTTTACCACGACTGGCACCATATCGGGAGTCACAATACTCCAGGATGCGATAGCGGCTAAATCTGCTGCTACCACATTAACTTTAGACGGTAAGGGGACTGGAGGAGTCTCAATAGGAACGGTTGCGGGGACAGGAGCCGTTACTCTTGGGGGTGGGGGGTTTGCCACTTTAGTCAACCTTCCATTAACGGTAGACTTGACGTTGGCAGGGGGACAATTAAGTATCACTGATACAGCCAACGCTGATCTTGTAACCCTTGTCAATAGTACAGTAACGACAGCAGAGATTTTAGATATTACCGCTGGTGGGACGAGGACATCGGGATCTATAATTAAAATTACCGATGCTGCCACCACTGCAAATACCATCACTATAACAGCCAATACCCAAACATCGGGAACTGGATTTTCTTATACGAATACTGGGCAAGCATTAAGTGGATCGGCTATTTATCTTGCCGTCACCGACCATGCTAACTTCACTGGATATTACATCAGGGCTTATGATGGTGCAGCTGATGACTTTTCGGTTAAGAGATATGGGGCAACTATCATTGCCGGTAATGCCTCTGGTACGGATGCTCTCACTCTTACTAATGGGGATATTCTGGTTACTGCTGGGAATATCGATATTACAACTGGGACTTTCACGGTAGGAACAGGTAGTATCGCAATTGCCACAAATGGAAATTTTTCTACAGCGAGAGGTGGAATCCAATTAGACACGGTAGACGATGATAGTTCATATATTAAGAGGAATCAGACTACTACGAGTGCTGCCTTATTCACAATAGAGGAAACTCATACGGGTGCCGATTTTCCGGCACTCGTGGTAACTCAGAATGCCACTGGGGCATTTGATGGTATTGATATATCGTATGGTGGTTCTACCAGGGCTATTCACACCACCCTTACGGCGGCGGCAGGTGATGGCGAGTATTTTACTGTCCCAGCTTCTTACACTGGACAGTTAATCAAATCTGACCTTTTGGCATGGTTGGGAACAAGTGGTGAAGGTGGAGTTATCGATATTGTGACCACCGCAGCGGCCACACAGGAAGTAGGGCAGGGAATACGACTTAACTTCTTAGGGACGGGTACGGCAGGGACCGCCGTAACTGGTAAAGCTCTTTTCGCTCATGCTAATGCCGGAATTAAGGCGGGTGAATCATTAGTATTTTTGGATACACTTTTCAATACTGCCATTCACATTAAGAACGATGGTGTCTCGGCGGACGGCATTTTGATTGAAGCCAAGGATGCCTATACAGGTCAAGGAATCTTTGGGGATTTGGGTGCATGGCTTGGTACAGTTAATGAGGGATTTCTCAACATAACCTCGGATGCGGCGGGCACGGTCGTGGTAGGTCAGATGGTTAGACTGACACAACTTGGGACAGGTCAGCATTCAACAGCAATAGACGGCAGTGTAATTTATGCCTATGATGATGCGGCGGCTCCGGCGGCAGGTATTTCCTATGCCGTCACCATTAAGGCCGATCACATCGAGGCCCTCCATGTGGACGTGGGGAGGGCACAGTTTGATGAGGGTATTGGTGCGGGAAATGCCTCTGATTCTTCTTACCTGACTGATACTGTGGAAATCTCAAGTGCTGAGATTAAAGCACTCAGGGCAAATAAAAAGGAACTCGTTGCTACCCCTGGGGCTGATTACTTTATCGAATTGGTTAGTGCAGTATTAATCTATGATTATGATACCGCAGTTTACAGCGAGTCAACCGATGATTTAGCAATTGAATATTCTACAAGTGGTGATGACATCACGGCGGCAATCGAAATGACAGGGTTCATAGATCAAGGTGGGGACATGATAATGACCGTATTCCCAATCCATCCACAACCCGCTAATGTTGCAACGGATATAGTGAACAATGCAATACGGCTAATCAATACGGGCGACGGTGAATATGCTGGTGCGGGTGCTGGCACAATGACGGTAAAAGTGACCTACAGAATCCACAAGGCAGGTCTATAAGAAGTGAACCTTTAACAATCGAAAGGAGAGACGATTATGAAGAAATTATTGGTAGCAATTATCTTAGTTGGTTTGGTTTTTTCTCTACCTCTATTCGCTATGGGTGAAGATAGCAAAGAAGTCCTCATCCTGAAGCGAGAAAATGTAATCCTAAAGATGCAAAATATGGAAATGCAGTTGACGATGAACCCGCAATATCAAGCATTAATCAAAGAGGCGAAGGAGATTGATGCCCAGTTGAAGGCATTGGAAACAAAGAAGGAAGAGAAACCGAAGATCGAGGAGAAGAAGAAATGAAAACTTCCCCCGGGCTTAGAAGGTGGAGAAGGGAACAAAAGAAAGGTGCGATCATGAAATCCTCCACCTTTGAGAAAATTAAAGAATCTGAAGAGGCCAGGGGGTTAAGTGAAGAGAGGGCAACTAAGGCCGCTGGTGCTACATACTGGCGGGCGGCAAGGAAGAAATATAAAGAAAGAAAAAAGAAATGATCAAACCTGTTGGTGGCGGGAAGGTTAAAGTATTTTCTGAGAAAGGGAAAGCGTTGAGTAACTCTTTATCGAAAAAGGCGGCCCAAAGGCGTCTCGCTCAAATTGAATGGTTTAAAAAACATGGCTGATTATAAAAAGGCTATTAAAGAATATTTAAAAAAGAAGTTAAAAGAGCAAGGTATTGATGTCGAGGATTTCAACTTCGATAAACCTCAACCTGTTATGGATATGAGAAAGAAACAGGGTGGAGGTATGTGGCAGTCTGATATTGGAGAAGGCGAAGAGACTGAGGAAGAAAAGAAGAAGAGGGAAAAAAGAGAGGGGAAATGAGTATTACTTTTTTTACACTGCCAAAAAGTTTTTATTACAATAAATTTCGACATTACAAAACTAAAGATGATACTTTAATCCAGGTTTATTTATGGATTATCGGGATTGAAATTGTTTATGGCGGGCAAGATGACTGATTCCGAAAAAACACTTATTATTATTATTTTAAAAGCATTGAAAGGGGTGCAGAAGAAACTTCAAGAACTATTAAACAAATAGCCTAACACTCAATTAACACAAGAGACTAAAGGCCAATTCCGAGAAATCGGGGTTGGCCTTTTTTTATTTCAAATCCAAAAAAGGAGGAAACATTTTATGGCAGATGAAGGACAAGTGACCCAAACTGGGGATCAAGTCGTAACAGATCAACAATCACAATCTCAATCGTTGGGATGGAGAGCGGCACTTCCAGATGAGTACAAGGAACATGAATTCGTCAAGACATTTCAGAAGCCGGGTGATTTTGTGAAATCGGCCCTGGATATTAAGACGGAGAGAGATGGTCTAAAAACGAGACTGGAAAATACGATCCCCAAACTGAACGATAAATCCACACCCGAAGAAGTCTCAACCTACCGAAAAGCAATGGGGGTGCCAGACAAACCAGAGGGATACGAATTCCCTCAGATCGAAGGGAAAGAAAATAGTCCTGAGATGGTGAAATGGGCACAAGGAGTTTTTCATAAATACCAAGTTTCCAAAGATTCAGCAAAAGGTATTGGGCAAGAATGGAACTCTTTTGTTGCCGGAATGGTAGAGGCTGAAGACAAACTTGAAAAAGAAGAGTTCGAGGGTAATCAAAAGAAGTTTCGTGAGCAATTCAAATCGGAAGAGGAATACAACGCTGGATATAAATTGGCTCAAAGATTTTGGGAAAAAATTACAAACACAAAATTTGATGAAGCCTATAAAGATCCCGAAGCGTGGAGATTTCCTCTTTATATGAACTTTATTTTCAATACTGCAAAAGCAGTTGGTGAGGACTTTAGCCCCAAGGGTGGACAGACCACAGGAGGAGAAGTCGTTGTTGGAATGCAATACAAGGATATGGATAAATTCAAAGGAGGTTAACGACTATGGCAACAGAAGTTGATATCAGTGGAGTCTATACGTTGGTCGATCTTGTGAAGATGTTAAATCCACAGGACGGTCAGTTATTGTTTGTGGCTAAAACGTTGGCTCGGAAAAATCCGATTGTTAAAGAAGTCCCAATAATAGAAGCCAACCAACTCCTAACCCATGTTGGAAGTAGGCAGGGTGCTCTCCCTACGGTTGGGAAAAGGGCACTTAATGAAGGCGTTGTGACGGCTGCCCACAAAAGCGTAAATATCACTGCTCCCATGTCTCTATTTGAGACGGCAAGCCAGGTTGACGAAGAAATTTTGAGATTGGCGGGGGCAAACGCAGTAGGTGTTCGTCAACAGAAAGACGCAGCCTTTATTGAAGCGATGACGCAGGCAGTTGCAGACGAGATTTTTTATGGAAATCTTGGGGACGATCCCCTTGGCTTTGATGGTCTTGCGACCATGTTTAACGTATCCACCGACTATCCAAATGGGGATAGTACCTGGTACTACAACGTCCAGTTGAATGGTGGGTCTGGAAGTGATGGAACCTCTATCTATATTGTCGAATGGGGTCCAGAGAAAGTTCACCTGATTTATCCCAAAAATACCATGGGTGGTATTGAGATTACAGACCGTGGGGCGCAGTGGGTTGCTGGTTCGGCGGCAACCAAGAAGTTTTGGGCACAGGTGACACAGTTCAAGTGGAGATGCGGTCTGTTTGTGGCCGATGAAAGATGTGTCCAAAGAATCGCCAATGTTGAAATGTCTGGAACGGATTATATTTTTAATGAAGATAAAATAATTGCATCCCTTGAAAGGCTTCCAGACAGCGGAGAAAATCCACTTACCAGGATTTATTGTAATCGCACCCTAAAGACTCAAATGCGGATAAGATTAAAAGACAAAAACAACATCCACTTTACCAGGGAACAGGGCCTTGGGGGTGGTGGGCCAGTATTAGCATTTGATGGAGTTCCTATCCAGGTGTGTGATGCGATCGGAGTAGAAGCAACCATTTCGTAAGCAATGAAAATGAAAATTCAATAGGAGGTGTAGTATGGGATATCGAGATTATAAACTTTTGCTTTGTTCAGCACAAACGGTCACCGAAGAAGTCAGTGATTTCTACATTAACACTGGCTTAGTAAATCCCAAATGGGATAAAGGATGGTCTCTTGAAGCGGTAATTATCGTTAAAACGGCGGCTGCTGGTGGGACAGGTTATGTCATCCACGTCTGCCATAAGGCAACTGCTGCCCCAGGCATTGGTGAAACATTGACATCCATGACGATTCTTAATGCCGATCTTTATAAGGGGGCAGAAATTAAGATTCGGATACCCGAAGGCGTAGAAATCCTTCAATATCTTGGTCTCCATTTTGCTGACATTACCGCCGGAGAATCAATGGTAGTGGACGCATATTTTCAACCAGTAACAGCATAAGGAGGGGATTATGGCTATTTACAGATGTATCAGGCCTGGATATTTCGGAAAACATCTTTATAGGCTTGGAGAAATTGCTCGTTGTCCCGAATCAGAATTGCCCAGAGGGAAAGATGGGGGAATCATTCATTTTGAACAGATTGATAGTTCAATCCCAGAAGAGATGGATGAAGTAGATGATACCATTCCCGAAGGGGCAGTTAAGGTAAACAACAGACCCAGGGGACGACCAAAAAAATAGTTAAAATTTCTCTCGGCGTGGAGGGGTAGCTTTTCCCCTCTCCTTTCGTACCCCCTCCATGCCCCTTTTTTGAAAGGAGACAGAATTGGCATATACACAGGTAGGCATAATAAATCTTGGCCTTGGTAGGATAGGTGTAAAAAGAATAACCTCTATTGATCCTGCGGTTGATGATTCCGAACAGGCGGCGGATGCCGTTGCTGTTTGGGAATATGTCAGGGATGAAGTTTTAGAGGCTAAGGATTGGAAATTTGCCAAGAAAAGACAAGCTTTAGGGATGGTTGCCGAGACCCCTGAATCTGGTTATGAATTTGCCTATCTTTTACCAGACGACTTCTTGCGGATTGCAAGAGGAACCAAAGACGATCCAAGTATTTATCCCAATGAATATCCATACAAACTTGAGACAATGAATGTCATTGTTGGGATTGACGGTATTGCAGAGTTCAATCCAACATCCGCCTATATATCCGCAGCGGCCTCACAGGTTAAAATCGGAAGATATTGCGTACTTAATGTTGGATCAGAGAAAAAATTATATGTAGCCGCAACATATAAAGAAGATGATGTTACTTTTTTGGATGTGGAATGCGAAAGTAACACTATTGATACCTTGGCAGTAACTTCCTCTGGACACACGATCACAATAAAATTGGCAAATTCCGATGGTACTAAAAACACAGCGGCCTTGATTCAGGCAGCAATCAGGGCACTTGTCACCGTTGATGACATAAGCGTTGCCGCTTGGACAGTTACGCAGAATGCGGCCTATCTTGCCAGTTATCCAACAACTGGAGTTGATATTAGTGCAGTTCCGATGGGGAACGGAGATAAAGTTTATGAATGTATAGTGAATGTTACCGGAACTGCCGCCAATACAAGTCTATTCCCTGCCATAGAAACTACTTATTGGGAAGAAGTTTCTCCTTC